CGTGACGGCATAGCAAGCGGAGTCGAAGACCATCTCGTCAAGAGCGGGAAACTCGATAAGGCTCTTGAGAAGCAGGGGCTGAAGCGCGAGGACTATATGAAGTCCACGGGCAAGATGTCGATGTCTGCATGGCATGACTCGCACATTGGACTCGCTAAAGGGACAAATCTCAACGGGCTTCAGTCAAAACTGCATAAGGCGCAGATGGAACTGGAAACGCTGTCTACTGCCGACAAGAACTTCACCACGAAAGCAGAGAACCTCAAGAAGAGAATCAGCAACCTTGAAGCAGAGATAAAGCCGAAGCAGGAAGCCTACGACAAGGCGGTCAGTGAAATCAAGAGACCTACCGCAAAGAGAGCGCAGGAAGCGTGGATAACCGATGGGCGTGACAGCCTTGTTACAAATGTAGAAAAGTTCGAGAAGCGGATGTACGGCGGGAATTCAGCCAATGCTCTGTACAAGACGAACGATAAGCTGTCCAACCTCATCGGCAACGCACTCGAGACATCCGATGCTATCTCCCTTGAAAGAATCTTCCGAGAAAGATACGACAAGATTCTGACGGCAAACGGATGGGAAGCACTTCAGAAGGCGGCGCAGGGAGAAGGCAAAGAAGCCAAAGCCGCCGCCGCAAGGCTGAAGAAACTCGAAGAGTATGCGGCGCAGGAAGCATCGTACATCGCGGCAACAGATACATATCGTAACTACAATGCAGTGTCACTGGCGATGAGCAGATTCGTTCAGGACTCGCTGTACAACTTCGATGCTCCTGCATACAAGAAACTGCTCGGCGGTGCGCTTCATGCGATAATGCCGTTCACCAAAGTACCAGTCAACCTTGTCAAAAGGGGAATCGATTATTCACCTATCGGACTTATCCGAAGCAAGAAGGCACTGAATGACGCCATCAGCAGGGGCGATATAACCGCAATCAACAGAGAATGCGAGCGACTTGCTGAAGGTCGAATCGGTACTGGTATAGCGGCACTCGGAGCAGGACTCGGCTTCATTGATCCTGACGGGATGATGATAAACACCCGTCTCGACAAGAACGACACCCTTGACAAGAGGAAGAAAGATGCGGGCTATCAGGACTATTCCATTCAGGCGTTCGGCAGGAACATCACAATGGAGTGGCTGACACCGACATCCTCAACGATGTTTACGGGGGTTGAGTTCGGACGGATGCTGAGGCATGTCTTCGACACAGTTGCAAGCGACAACGGCATGACATTCGATGTAGCAGAACTTACGGACATCCCTATCAATCTCGCATCGTCACTGTTAGAGCCATCGCTTCAGTTATCGGTATTTCAGGGATTGAACAACTCGCTTGAGAACGTAGTTGAGTCGGATAACTACTCCAACACAAATGCGAATCCGTGGCTGAAGTTGGGAACTGGTGTATTCGGTGACTATGCAAGGTCAATGATACCGACTGTGCTTGGTCAGGCATCAAGGACGTTCGCTCCATACGATTACTTTGTTACTGGAGACACTGACGCTATCTACGGCTTCAACTCCACGATGTCGAGAATTCCGATTCTGTCTAACAAGATGTTCGGGGCAAAAACAAACTCTTGGGGACAGATAAAGAATGAGAAGGAAGGCACAGCTGATTATGTGAAGTCGGCGGCAAAGAACCTTCTGTCTCCTGCGAACATCAACAAGACGACATGGGATGAGACCGATGACCAAATGATGGAACTGTCAAAGTCTCTCGGCGATGAGATATTCCCGAAGAACAACTATGACAGAGACCTGACCTTCGGTCGTAACAACGGCGATGTCAGCATCAAGATGTCGAACAAAGAACTTGCAGAGTACAACGTACAGCGTGGCAAATCAGGACGCGATGCGATGGCAGACGCTCTCAACACCGTAGTGTTCAACCGCTTCGACAAGGATGAGAAGGGTCACAGAACGATAGCGCATGCTGACAACATCACTGAGGCTCAGAAGAACAAACTCCTCAAGGAGTATGACGGCAAGGGCATCAAGGAAGTTGCCGCATACATTATCAACACCCCGCAGTTCAAGAAGGCAACTCCTGCCGAGCAGAAGCAGATAATCAAAGCGATCTACGGAACGAACAGCGAGGACGACAGTGACGAGTCAAAGGGTGCAAAGAGATACGCTGAACGCTACATAGCGGGCAAGCATGGCATCTCAGCAGACGAGTACGACTACTTCAATGAAGTACCGAGGAATGCTCAGGAGTTGCTTGCCCCTGCACTGGAAAGCGGGCTGATCACTTACAAGCAAGCACTCGACTTCAAGCGTGGCGCAGGGAAGACCTACTACACGACTGACTGGCGTGGCGAAAAGGGCGGCACGGTAGTCACTCGTTACAACAAGAAGGAGATGTTGGCTTACCTCGAAAAGGCGGGCTACTCCGAAGAAGAAGCGGCGGCACTGTTCAACTCATTTAAGCAGAGCAATGCTAAAGAGTACGGCGGGTCATCAGGACGCAGACGCTACGGCAGGCGCAGAGGATACCGCAGATGGAGACATTACGGCGGCGGTCACTCAAGCAAGGCGAAAGTACCGACACCAAAGACCATCAAGGCATCGCAGTTCACAAAGGGCGAAGCACTTGTCAGCAAGAAGAAGTCTTCAAGGAACACGACCAATGTGAACCCGAAACTCGAAAGAGTTAAGGCGAAGATAGATTTACCAACACCGAAGAAGTAGAAAGGGGGTTAATAGATGGCAACTTTCAAAGGCACTATCAGAGGAACGACTCCGACTTTCGTGTTCAATCTTCCGTTCGATGTGTCGACACTCGCAAACTGCGAAATATACTTCGCGCAAGATGACACTCTGCTTGTGACGAAGAGTTTGTCCGACTGTGTAGCAAGCGGTAACCAAATAACAGTGACCCTGACTCAGAGCGACACACTCGCGTTTGACGATGAGGAAAAGCTACAGATACAAGTCAGGTTCATTTACACAGACGGGACGGTTGAAGCGACAAACGTAACCAAGAAGAAAGTCGGGCAGATATTGAAGGAGGGCGAGATAAGTGGCGAGCATAGTAATTGATATCGTTAGAGAAGACTCTTCGTCAGTCGAAGCCGAAATGCTCCTCGGACTCCGTGGTGAAAAAGGCGACACGGGCGATGCGTTCACCTATGAGGACTTTACTCCCGAACAGCTTGCAGGGCTGAAGGGCGACAAAGGTGACAAGGGTGACAAAGGTAATACGGGTGACACGGGGGCGACTCCTGAGCTGACGATTGGTACTGTGCAGACCCTTGCACCGACCGAGTCCGCAACGGCAACAATCACTGGAACGGCAGAACATCCCGTGCTGAACCTCGGACTTGTAAAAGGTGAGCAGGGCGATGTTAACATTGAACAGCTTCGAGCATTGCTCCCAACTGAAACGGTTAGTGGTGATGTGGTATCTATCACAGACGGACAGAGCGTAGTTCCTGCTGACTCTCTTGAAGTCTCCCTCTCCCCAATCCAAGACCTCAACGGCTACGATAAGCCATGGGTAGGTGGTGCAGGAAAGAATAAACTGCCGAGTGGATACGCTACAACACAGACAAAGAATGGTGTTACATTCACCATCAACGAGGATGGCACTGTAAAGGCTAACGGCACAGCAACGGCTACAACTGTTCTGTACTTGTCTATTTATGAAGATTTGTGGTCAAGCGGTAGCTATATTCTGAACGGCTGTCCGAGTGGTGGCGGTAACAATAAGTATTGTCTGCGTCTGTACGCAACGGGCGGTACAACACTTGTATCAGATTTCGGTAGCGGTGTTACGTTCACGGGGCAGAGTCAGCTTGAGTGCGCTATTGTCATATGGAAGAATCAGACAGTAAGCAATATAGTATTCGAACCGATGATAAGGCTGTCAAGCGTATCAGACGCAACGTATGAACCATACTCCAACATCTGTCCTATCAGCGGAAGAACATCCGTTGAGACTACAAGGACGGGGAAGAATCTGTTTGATGCGTCAGTAACGGAAATCGGCACGGCTTGGAATGGGTCAAGTAATACGGCAAGAGCAAGGGCAGTAATCCCTTGCAAGCCATCCACAACATATACGCTTTCGATAAATGGTACAAATAACTTGGACGCCATTTTTTCAAACGATGGAGCATCTGTCCCATTGAGCGGAGCAGGGTCAAGTTTTACAAACACAAGGACTTTCACAACGAGTTCAAGTTCTAACTTTATCGTGCTTGGGTTCAACAAGACCGCCGTAAAACAAGCGGATATTGACGCACTTAATCTGCAACTCGAACTCGGCTCAACCGCAACGGACTACGAACCATACAACGGCAACACCTACACAACAGCACTTGGACGCACAGTATACGGCGGTACTCTTGACGTAGTGAGCGGAGAGTTGGTGGTGGATAGGGTAAAAGAAACATACGAATGGAGCAACGGAACGGGAACAACGACACTCGGAGAGTATACACGAAAGGTATTCAAAACGACATACGCAAGTGCGAGGCAACATTCTGGTGACAATATCCAAATATGCGATTGCTTACCGTGGAAACACAGTTATTCAGACCAGAGTGCACATTTTTATGTTGACACAGGAAACGCAGGCTCAAACAATTGCGTTGTGTTCATGCCGAATAGCGTTACAAGCCAAACACTAAATATCGTTTACGAACTCGCCACACCACAAACCTACCAACTCACACCACAGCAGATAGAACTGCTACTCGGAACTAACCATCTGTGGAGTGATGGGGAGATAACGCTTGTGTATGGTGCGGATATTCGGCTATGGGTAGAGAAGAAACTTCAGTAGAAAGGGGAGAAGATGATTTCAGTAAAGAAACTCATTTACAAGATGATGGAAGAGTTCCCGACAAAGGTCATCACGACCGATACGTTCAGTTCTCTTCCGCACACCTACAGCAACACGAAGATAAAGGCTCATCATGTTGTTGTGGACTCACAGTTATCCAATCCGTCTGCACAGACTTCTGATTGGACGGTTACGACTGCTAACGGCTCAATGACAATCGCAGGGTCGATAAGCGGTTCAACAACTCTGACGGTAAAACTCACTAAAAGCGCATGACGCAGAAAGGGAACGGTGATTTAAATGTTCTATTCAGTAATCAGAATCTTCTTCAAGGGTGATGCAGAGACGCACAGTGTTCAGCAGTTCGACACTCTTCAGGACGCACAGAAGAGATATTTCAACATCATCGCGACAGACCTCGCTGATGAGAGCGTCACCTATCAGAGCGCATACATCATTGATTCGAACGGACTGATGATGGAAGGCAGAGTGTTCGACAGAAGAGCAGAGGAGGCTTAGTATGGCGACTTCAACAATCAAACACGATGCACCGATATTATTCAAGGCGTTTACAAAAGATAACTTTTCTCATCCCGTAGGAATTAATTATTGGACTATCGGAAACTTCCCACCAAAAACGGGATATACACGCAAAGTAGGTTCTTGTTCTACGAATAATGCCTATGTGGTCATATCGGGGAGTTACTTCAGCGGAAATGACATAGTATTGCGTACAGTTAACACAGCATCAACAACTGCAAACGTATCATTGACTTGTACAGCATATTACATACGAGATGATTTGCAATGGTAAGAAACTAAAATCTCAAATCAGAATCTAAAAAATTAAAACCTTGATTTTAAATCTGAAAGGAAACTCAAATGAACAACGGAACAATAATCAGAACTGTCCTTGTCATAGCCACTTGCTTTAACACAGCATTGATGGCTACCGATGTTGCACAGTTTAACAATCCGAAACTGAATCTCGCTTATAGGATTCTGTCCGTGATTGCCAACTTCATCATTGTATTCTGCGCAACGTATTTCAATAATGACTATACGGAGCAAGGTGCAGAAGGTACGGGCTATACAAGGCAACTCAAGGCAGAAGCCAAAGGAGAGGAGATAGGGGTCAACGTAGACGGACTCGACTATCTTGAGGATGGTGATGAGGATGAATAGCACTTGCTACAAACAGTATGACACAAGATGGGCGAGTCTTCCTTATCCGAAAAAGCCGTGGCTCATACGCAACTGTGGCTGTGGTGAGGTCAGTATCTGCAATGCCATCATCGACATGAAGCAATACGCAAACGAGACACCTAAAACCATTCAGCCGTATATGAAGCAGTTTGCCGAGTCAAGGGGCAACGGCACGTATCACTACGGCATCCCAACAGCGATGAAGCACTTCGGCATGACAGAGGTAGCAGAACACGCTACCATGTCAAAGCTGTGGGCAGAACTTCGCAAAGGCAATAGAGATGCTGTCCTGCTGATGGGTTCAAGGAGCGCAGGATCTAAAGGTGTCAAGTGGACGGGATGCGGTCACTTCGTAGAAATCAGCGGATACAAGGAAGAGGGTGGTAAGCACTGGGTCTATGTAAAGGACTCTGCTTCCACTTCCTCATACCGCAACGGATGGATTACATACGAAGACAACATCCGTGGTGCTTGTCTCAAATGTTGGAGCGGTAAGCTGAACGGTTCAATGTCAACAGCTACCGCACCTATCATAGTAGCGACTCCTGACGGAAAGCTGACTATAGATGGAGTCGGTGGAATCTCCACTGTCAAGGCTATGCAGAAGTTCTTCGGTACTACTGTAGACGGAGTTATCAGCGGTCAGAATCAGAGCCTTGCTAAATGGTATCCTGCACTCAAGTCTGTCAAGTACGGCAAGGGTGGTTCTGTGTGTGTCCGTAAGTTGCAGAAATGGCTCGGCATCAAAGAGGATGGCATATGGGGCAAAGGCACTTCAACAGCACTTCAGAAAAAGTTAGGTGTACCCGCAGACGGAAAATTCGGCAAGCAATCAATGTCAGCTTGGCAGAAGTATCTGAACAGCCATGACAAAGCTGACTATCCGACACCAAAGCCGACACCGACACCGACACCAACTCCGAGTGGTGGCAAGTACATCGGTCAGGCTTGCTCGGATAATGACAAGAAAGCGGGCGACAGCAGTGGACGCGAAGTGTGCAAATCTTCTTTCAAGTATTCCTCAAGCTCTACAAGCCCTTATAACTGGACATATGTGTTCAGACCGAAGAACGCTGAGAAGGCATCGAAAGCCGCGATGATGTGCGAGAAGGCAATCGCCAACAATAACATCGGTTATAGCAGAA